ATACCTTTTATAAAAAAGACTTCACTAAAAACATCAAAGGAAATATCAGGAATACTAGAAGCACATGAGATATATTCAATTGATTCTAAATACATAAAGAATTATTCAATCAAGGAGTCTAATAGAATTATAAAAGACAAGGTATTAAATGGTGAGGAAGTAACACAAGAAGAACAGCAATCACTTATAGCTTCACTACAACAAGGTACACAAAGTGCATTGTCTGAACATGGTGTAACTAGATTCTTTAAGCCAAATGAAATAGATGATGTAACTTGGAAAGAGCAGTTTGCAGATATGGAATGGGAATTGGAAATAGATATAACAGGAGAGGCTAAGGATTATCAATCAGCATTAGCGACTCTAAATACAGCTTTACAGGTAGTAGTTCAGCCAGGTTTTGAACAGAATCCTAGAGCTAGAATGATTGTTGATAAGATACTGGAAACATCAGGTTATATATCACCAATTGAATTATCACAAATTAAGAGTATGCCGTCGCCTATGCCTGCTATGCAGGGTGGTCAATCATCAGGCGGTGCAGTTCCAGTTTCAGGTGCAGTCCCTAGTGCGGTTGCAGGTACAACACAATTATAAGTTTACTTAATAAAATACATGGCGGAAAATAAAGTAGTTTCAACACCAGTGTCAGAAAAAGAGGCAGAGTTACTAAAGAGAACATTTAGTGGTAATGAATATTTGCTTAAAGTTTTAAGAGCATTATTTCTAGGTTTTCCTGTTAGTGACGAAGATAAGAAATTAGTAAAAGATACATTTGTTAATGATGAGTTAAAGTTGGCATTAAGAAAGAAAACATTTCCTATTTTAAACTTAACTGATACACCTATCGGGCAAGTGGCGGATTTTTGGATAGGTACAGAACAGAATATATTAGGAGGTTCAAGAGAGTTGATAGCACAAGTTGTAGAGTCAAAACAATTAGTTTATGAACTACTAACAAAGGCTTTTAAACTTTTGGATAATCCATTTGGTGAACAGCCAAATATAGATGTTAAATTAAATCTAATAGCAGACCCTTATCAAGTGTCATTATTGGCAAGAAATTTGTTTATAAAGACAATTGAGACAGGTCTATTATTTGCTAAATTAACAGCAGAACAAAATACAGTTTCTTCATCTGTATCAAAAGAAAATAAAGAGAAAGATAGTAACCAGTAATACTTGCTACTATTTTTATAAGTGTTATTATTATATTAACTGAGCAATGCTCAAAATAAAAATCCTATGGATAATAAGCTAAGTGGGGAAGAATTAGCAAGCGAACAGCAAGCTAATGTAGAGGTAAAGGAGGATGAGATACGAAACGAAATTATCGCAGAATATGGTTTCGATGAAACTACAGACTCAGATAAAATTGAAAAGCTAACTAATAAAGAGATTGAACACCGTAAAAAGTTTTCAGCCGTTATTGGTCAGAAAATAAAATATCGTACCGAAGCCGAAGAATTGAAAAAGAAAATTGGCAATCCTGTTCACAACAATAGTGAAAAGAATAATATTGACCTTTCACCAAAGGACGCAATAGCTATCATGCGAGCAAATGTTCACAATGATGATATTGACGAAGTCTTGGACTACGCTAAGTATAAAAAGATTTCAGTGGAAGAGGCTATCAAGTCAAGCACAATAAAGTCTATTTTGTCTGAAAGAGAGGAGTTTAGAAAGACTCAAGAAGCTACCAGTACAGGTGTTTCAAAGAGAGTAACTACAAAAGTTACAGATGAAAGTCTACTTTCTAACCTTTCTAAAGGAATTGTACCAGAAAAGGGAAGTTCAGACGCAGAAAGACTATTCTATGCAAGACGAGGGGGCAAAAAGGAGAGAAACTAGTATCGGCGGTTTATTAATTTAAACCAAATAAAAGTGAATACACAATCAACATATAGTACCCGTGACGCATATTTTCAGTCACAGTTTGCTATCGTTCTAAGAAATGCTCTAGTAGCAGAGAAGATTTGTAAGGTAGATAATTCAGATGTTAAGAGAATACAAAATCCTTACGGAGGTCAGCCAACAGCTACAATCCAAGCAGTTGCAGGTACTTACTCAGTATCAGCATGGACAATTACAGATGATGCACTAACAGTAACTGATGAAGTTATTTATGCAGAACATGTATTTGCACATGAGGAATTCTTCTCAGTATTTGATGTTGCTACTTCAAGACTAGATAACATGATGTATGCAGTAGCTTACGGAGTTGATAAGTTCGTACTTAACAACCTTTGTGAGGACGCAACTGGTTCATACACAACACCAGCTGGAGGATTTACAACAGCAGCTAACATTAACACTATCCTAGCTAACCTACAGTCAAAAGTAGCAGGTTATCAGAGTGTTGACGCTGTATCAGGAACATTCCTTGTTATAGAAAACACAGACCTTGTTGGATTTGCAATAGCAGGTGCAACAAACGGTTTCAGTGTAGCAGATTCAGTTATCAATAACGGCTTTATGAACTCTTGGATGGGAACAGACATTTATGTTGTTCGCACAGGAACATTCGTAGACGCTACAATTGGTACAACTACTGTAACAAACAGTGGACACAGAGTATTCGGTATTAAGAACACTTCTGTATATGCTTCACCAAGAGGTATGCAGTATGAGGAAAAGTCAGTTACAGGAAAGACAGGTAAGGAGACAGTAGTTTATTGTTTAGTCGGCTTTAAACTATGGGCTCAAAATACAGGTCTAGTTGTTGATATAACCATAGCGTAGTTTATTAGACCCCCCTGTGGGGTTTTAGGGAACTGCTCACCGCCGACGGTTCTCTAAATTCCCACAGGGTTAAGTAAATATAAAATGTCAGCAAAAGAAACAAAGAAAATAGCAGAGGTAGAAGTAGCAAAGGTAGTAGATATAGCACCAGAGGTTACAGACGACATAGTCGTCAAAGACCCTATGGTACTAAGACCAGTAGAGCTTCCTCTTGTAGTTACACTACCAGAGGGTGCAAGCGAGGCACAGGTTGAATATGCAAAAACATTAAATGCTTATGCGTATCAGAATCCAGAAAAGTGGGCTATTAAGAAAGATGTACTTATTGCGAGATTGAGAGCATTGAAAAATGCACCAGCTCCAATAAAGAGCAATCTATCTTATGGAAGTAAAAACAAATTATCATAATAATTATTAAAATGGATACAAAAAATATAACAATAGGAGTATTTGTAGCCACAACACTTGTATTTGGTGTTCTTTTTATTAAGAAGCCAGCAATCGTAACAGAGTACAAGAGTCTAGGAGCTTCAGCAGCACCAGTTGTGAATGTACCAGCACCAGTTGTGAATGTATCTGTTCCAGAACAGTCAGCTCCAATCGTGAATGTAAATGTACCTAAGCAAGCAGTATTAGGTTCAGTCTCATCACCAGATATACAGTCACCTTACTTCTCTTTTGGAGGAGTAAGGCGTTGGGGAGCTAGAACAGAAACATTGAACAGTGCAACAACAACAGTTTGTGCATTACAAGCACCTGCTGCAACAAGTACACTAGAATTTGCTTCAATCAGATTTAGTGTTTCTTCAACAACAGCTTCAACTGTAACCATAGCAAAAGCAACAACACCTTATGCAACAACAACATTGTTAGCGTCAGGTTCAGTTGCAGCAAATGCTCAAGCAACATTGGTAGCTAGTACAACAAATTCAGTAGTGGTTGATGGTATAGGTGTATTCGCACCAAACACATATCTAGTAGTAGGTATGGCAGGAGGAGCAGGTACATTTAGTCCAACAGGAGTTTGTCAGGCTACTTGGGTACAGAATTAAGTATAACAATCCCCTTGTGGGGTTGTTTGAGGGCATACTGGTCGGTGTGTACCCTCTAATAACCCCATAAATATATAAAATGCAATTCTCAAACACAAGCGACAATTCAGGTATAGCACAACAGGCAAGGACTATTGCTAGAGTAGACTCTACTCAATGGTCAAATGAAAAGATTGCTAACTCTGTTAATAATTACTTAGACATGGTAAATGGGTATTTGATTGCTACAGATACTAAGTTTAATTTTGATGACTCGAATCATACTAAATTACCCATTGGTACTACAAATCTTGTAGCTAATCAAAGTGATTATTCATTTCTTACAGATGAGCAAGGTAATAAGATTTTAACACTTACAAGAATAGATTTACTAGGTTCAGACGGCTTATACCATAAGCTAGACTTAATAGACCAAAACGAAATAGATGTAGCACTAGATGAGTACGAAAAGACAGCAGGTACACCAACTAAGTACGATAAGATTGCAGATAATATTATCAGACTTTATCCTAAGCCATCTACAAGCATTACATCAGGTTTAAAATTTTATTTCCAGAGGTCATCTTCATACGTTACATCAATAGATACAACTAAAGAAATTGGTATACCTGTAGTACTTCACAGAGGTGCGGTAATTTTTGCAGCCTATGACTGTGCATTAACACTTGGTCTTGAAAATCTTTCAGTACTAGCTACAGAAATGCAAAGAGAGGAGCAAAAGATGATTACTTACTTTAAAGGTAGAAATAAAGATGAAAAAAGAAGAATAATCGCTTTTGCAGAAGATAATAGATAAATACCATGTCAATTACAAACATATCTAAACCTACTACATCTCTAACAAATACAGACCGTATAGCTTCATACGAAACTTGGGCTAGTGTAACTTCTACATGGAGCAGTGAGTCAAGAACATGGGATGATATGGGTTCGCTTATGGATGGTTTTGCAAAACCTACAACCTCTATTACTAATATTAATAAACCAGCATAACATATGAGCACTTTAACTACAATAAATGGTAGCGACAATATTTCTTCTTCAAGAACAGTTATTAACACTAACTTTAGTAATTTAAATTCTGATAAGATTGAAACTTCTGTACTCGATACTGATACAACTTTAGCAGCTAATAGCGACAGTAAGGTTGCTACACAAAAGGCAGTTAAGGCATACGTTGACGCGGGAGGAAATGTAAATGCTTCTACTACTACGAGAGGTATAGTAGAGGAAGCTACAATAGCAGAAATAATTGCAGGAACTGCCGTTGGAGGTACAGGGGCAAGATTATTTATTAATCCTTCACTAACTACCACATCATCTGCTGGTGCTGCTGATGAGGGCAAAATACCACGCCTCAATTCTTCTGGTAAATTACCAAGTACAATGACTTCTCTATCATGGGTAGGAGGTAGTACAACAAAAGATATTAGTGCAACCACTACTACAACTATTGCTCATGGTTTAGGAGCTACACCTCAAAGAATTGCTATATATACTGCTTTTAATGGGTCAAACTCATCCACAGTATCTCAAGCTAGGGTTATAGGAGGCACATCATACTATGAGTGTATTATGGTGTCTACATCTACGACATTTAACACTGCCAATAAAGACAACTTTATGATATATGACACATCCGCAGCCTATATTACAGGAACAGTTTCCGTAGACGCTACAAATATATCAATAACATGGTCAAAATCAGGAAGTCCAACAGGGACTGCTACGATAAAATGGGAAGCATTTGGATAAAAATATAACTATGTCTAAAACAGTATCAATAAAAGCAGAAAGATTTGATGGAGGTGTCAGTGATGACATTCGATTAAATCGTTCCAATGAATTTCAAATAGCAAAACACTTTGACATATATTCTAATCCTAGAAGGCTTACACCCTATCGCTCATTAGAAACAGATACAAATGATGGTTCAACAGCGACAGGGATGAAGCAGTACTATGTGCGAGATTTTGTCTATGCTTCGGCTTCTGCTAAATTATATGGTTTAGGGCAGACAGGTGCAGGACTTACTAAGATTGTTTATAAAGCAGACGCGACAACTGGTAACTGGACT